GTGAACACTGTTGGCCGCCGATTTGAGAAGACGGTGGGCGAAGTTGTTGGTGAGTTCGGTTACAAGAACGTGTCGCAAACCGTTCGCTCACAGTACGATAATGGTAACTATCAATCGCCTGTGGCGGTCATTCACATGATTGAGCCACGCCGAGAGCGTGACACAAGCAAGATGGATAGTCGCAATAAGGCTTTTTCATCCTGCTATTACGAAGAGCAAAAGGATGGTATTGACCCAACAGTCTTACGTGAGAGTGGTTATGATGATTTTCCCGCGCTTTGTCCGCGCTGGGACCGTCGCTCTGGTGATATTTACGGCACAAGCCCTGCTATGATGGCGCTGGGCGACATTAAGCAGCTTAATCACGAGCAGCTAATGAAGGGTACGGCAATTGAATACAAGGTTAAGCCGCCTGTAAACGTGCCTACGTCTTTAGAGCATACGCCGCTGGACATGTTGCCGGGTGGCCGTGTGTTCTCGGATATGTCCGGGCCTAACTCGCGCATTCAATCGCTTTGGGAGGTTAATCTTGATCTCGGTGACTTGCGTGAAGACATTTACGACATTCGCCAGCGAATTGATTCAGCCTTCTTTAAGGACGTGTTCCGCATGTTTGAGGGTGGTCCGGGCGTAAAGACTGCGACAGAGGTTGCAGAGCGTCACGAAGAAAAAATGCTGATGCTTGGCCCTGTTCTGGAGCGCTTGCATGGCGAACTGCTAAGGCCGTTGGTTGAGAATACATTCTCGCGGATGATTGATACGGGCATAATTGCGCCGCCGCCACCAGAGCTTGATGATGTTGAGTTGAATGTGGAGTTCACGTCTGTTCTAGCCCAAGCCCAGCAAGCGATTGGGACAGACGCGGTAGATCGTTACGTAAGTACGATTGGCGTAGTTGCCCAGCTTAAGCCGGGTGTTTTGGATAAGTTTGATGAAGACGTGTGGGCTGATCAGTATGCCGATGCGTTGGGTGTCGATCCTAAAATGATTATCGGGAACGAGCGTGTTGGCTTTATTCGCGAGGCTCGCGCTGAACAAGAGCGTAAGCAGGCGGCGATGGATTCCGCTGCGCAGCAAGCGTCAGTCGCAAAAGACCTTGGCGCGGTCGATACTGGAAATGGTGGCAATATGGCGATGGACGTTATGAACCAATTCGCAGGCTACGGCTCGCCATCAGGTACTGAAGTTTGACCGATAGCTGGTTAGGGGCCGAAGACATCGGCAAGCGTCGCCAAGAGATAACAGGAGAACAGGCGCAGAAGCGTCAGCAATTGCTTGATGATATGCGTTGGGTGCTTGGGGATGCGCGTGGTCAGCGTGTGATCGTCAACATGCTGGAGCATTGCCGCCTAAGCGTGAGCAACTTCACCGGAAACTCAGAAACGTTCAAGCTGGAAGGTAAGCGCGAGGTCGCCCTGCAAATGCTGGCTTGGATCAAACAAGCCTCACCAGAGGAGGCGCGGACAATCGTTGCAAGTCTATTCGTGGGAGAAGACACATGACCGAGAACACTACAGAATCGTTGCTGACAGCAGCCACAGACACCACCGAAAGCACTGTCACATCGGAAGCGGATTCTAATCAGGAGCAGGCAACTGCAACTGAAGAGACCGCACCAGCCGAAACCAAAGCAGAGGATGAGGTTAAAGCCAAAGAGGCGGAGACCGAAACCAAAGCAGAGGACGGCGACACAGCGGCTGATGACAAGCCTGTTGAATACACTTTTGAGCTTCCAGATGGCGTCGAAATGGCCCCTGAAACACTGGAAGGTTTGAAGGGTATCGCGGGTGAGTTAAAGCTTGATCAGGACGGCGGACAAAAGCTTGCGAGCTTTGGCGCTGAGATGTTTCAAAAATGGGAAACCGCACAGGCTGATGCCGTTGAGACCGTAAAGTCTGAATGGGCTAATGCTACCAAAGCAGACAAGGAGATTGGCGGAGCAAACTTCGACAAGAACCTTGGTGTTGCCAAGTCAGCTTTGGAAAAGTTCGGAACCCCTGAATTGAAATCATTCTTGGATGAGACAGGGCTGGGATACCACCCTGAGATCAACCGCTTGTTTTGGAAAATGGGCAACCAGATTTCCGATGACACTTTGGTTGCAGGCGATCCTGCACCGACCGCGCGGCTCACGCGAGCTGAACGGCTTTACGGCACAAACTAAACAAGGAGCCTATAGATGGCGACTCTCTCCACAACACACCCAACGCTATTAGACTTGGCTAAACGTCAAGACCCTGATGGCAAAATCGCAACTGTTGCTGAAATCCTGTCAGAGACGAATGAAATTCTCGATGACATGATCTGGCTTGAGTGCAATGACGGCACGTCTCACCAGACAACCGTTCGCACAGGTCTGCCAGAAGGCACATGGCGCAAGATTTACGGCGGCGTTCAGCCTTCTAAATCGACCACCGCAAAGATCAAAGATTCAACTGGCATGCTTGAAGCGTATGCTGAAGTTGATAAAGCTTTGGCCGATCTAAACAGCAATACGTCAGCCTTCCGCCTATCTGAAAGCACGGCGCACCTTGAGGGGATGAACCAGCAACTTGCTGAAACAATCTTCTATGGTGATGTTGCCACCTACGCGGAGCGCTTCACAGGTCTAGCCCCACGTTACTCGACTAAGGCGTCAGGTGAGCAATCGCAGAACATTATTCTTCAGGGTGGTGTGACGCCAGACGCTGCGGATAATTCGTCAATCTATCTGATTGTGTGGGACCCAAACAAAGTGCATGGCCTTTATCCTAAAGGCTCAATGGCTGGCCTTCACCATGAAGACAAGGGTCAGGTCACAATTGAGAACCTGAACGGCGACGGTGGACGAATGGAAGCTTACCGTGACCACTTCCGTTGGGATTGTGGCATCTGCGTGCGTGACTGGCGTTATGTCGTTCGCATTCAGTATAATGACGAAGACCTGACAGGTGATGCGGCTTCTGGTCCTGACCTAATCGATCTGATGGCGGAAGCTTGTGACCAAGTTCCTAACCTCAACGGGCGTCCGGCTTGGTATATGAACAAGCGCGCGATGTCTTACCTTCGCCGTCAAGTTCGTTCGTCAACGTCTGGCTCTACACTGAGCCGTGAAGACTATAATGGCAAGATGACAACCATGTTTGAAGGCATTCCGTGCCGACGCGTGGATGCGCTTCTTCGTACCGAAACTGGCATTGCTACATCTTAAGGGAATAAGACTATGATTTTAGACACACGAACAGAGTTCTGTGACGCTGAAGCGCTCAACACGGGCGGCGCAGGCTCATATCTTGTCGGTGACGTTATCGACACAGGCGGGGATGGTATCAACTTTGTTGATGACCTTTACTTGGTCATTAAGGTTGAAACGACTGCCACATCAGGCGGCTCTGCAACGGGCCAGTTCCACCTTGTATCGGATGCGGGCGCAGCTATCGCGACTGATGGCTCTGCAACTTATCATTACTCAACATCTGCAATTGCAGTGGCAACGCTTGTTGCTGGCTATCAGGTTTGCGCTATTCGCCTGCCTGCTGGTGAGTATGAACGCTATGTTGGTGTTTTGCAGACGACAGGCACGGCGGCATTTACGGCGGGCAAGATTGACGCCTTCCTGACACCAAACATTGATCAGTGGAAAGCATTCGCTGACGCGCCAAACGCTTCAGTAGTTTAAGGGGACCCTGAATGTCTGATAATATGCAACAAAGAAAAGTTGTCGCGAAAGGCTACTACCCGGTTCCGGGTAGTGGCTGGCGCGTCTTCAATCCCGGTGAAGATATTTACGTCCCTGCCGGGTTCAAGGCTAAGTGGCTTGAGCCATCTGGCTATGACAAAAAGAAGCGGGCCGTAAAGGCTGCTCCATTGAAAGCGCCAGTAAGTGACGACAGCGCTTGATATTAGCAACGTGGCGCTGTCCCTGATTGGGCAGAACGTCACGATTGCATCAATCAATCCTCCGGAGCAAAGTGTCGAAGCAGAGAAATGCGCTCTGTTTTGGCCGGGTGTGCGTGACCAAATATTGGCTGCGCACACTTGGAGCTTTGCGATTGAGCGGCAAAGCCTTGCGCTTTTGGGCGTAACACCGCCTGCGCCGTTTCAATATGCCTATGCTTATCCGGGTGATTGCATCAGGTTCATCGGTGTGCGCAATCCAAGCGCCACTGATGACTTGGTGAATGATGATTGCCGTCTTGGCTCCGAAGATGGGGCAAGGGCGATCTATACGAATACAGAGAACGCTGTAGGTGTTTTCATTAAGCGGCAGTCTGAGGCAACACTGTACGGGCCGAGCATGGTTGTTGCAGCGCAGCACTTGATGGCGTCCCGCCTAGCGGGTCCGATTATTCAGGGTATGCCGGGGATGCAAGTCGCTAAGGAAATGCTTCAGCTATACATAGAGTTTTTGACGATGGCGAAACGCGAGGATGCTGCACAATCCCGGCTTCGCAATACAGGGGATAATGACAAGTATAAAGCTGGACAGCTTGCCGCGCGCGGCGCGAATGGCGTAACGGAGACCCCTATTATCCGTGGCTAAACTTTATACGCGATCTTTTAATGGCGGCATAATTTCCCCTGAAATGTGGGGCCGCATTGATGATCTTAAATCGAACACGGGGCTGGCTGTCTGTCATAACTTTGTGGTCTTGCCACAAGGGCCAGTCTCAACCCGAACAGGCTTTCGCTTTGTGCGAGAGGTCAAGGATAGCACGAAGTTTACGCGGCTTATTCCGTTTCGCTTTTCTGCGACGCAGACAGTTATGCTGGAGTTTGGCGAGGCATATATCCGGTTCCATAGCTTTGCAGCAACGGTTTTGACGCCAACGACGGGCGTTGATGCTTTTGATGCAGGGTTAACTTACGACCAAGGCGATATTGTTACCGAAAGCAGCAAGACGTGGTACGCGGTTAGCGACGTGCCAACGGGCCATACGCCAAGCACAAACGAATATGGCTCTGCTCCAGTCGTTTCTGCAACATGGTCTCTTACTAGCGCCGGGAATGCGTCAATTCCATCTGGTTATACGTTCTACGGCACTTCATTGCCGGAAGATGTCGGAGTTGGTGACAAGGCGGCAATATCCAGAACAACTTACACGTTTGATGTGGGCGCTGGCGGCAGCTTAGAGCCGAGCGTGGTTCTTGTGGAAACCACGGTTTATGATGCTTATGATGGCGTCGCTAGTTCTGCGTCAGCGGGTTACTGGTACGAGTTGGGGACAGTTTATGAGATACCATCCCCTTATGCCGAATCCGATTTGGCGGATATTCATTATGCGCAATCAGGTGACATTTTAACGCTGACCCATCCCCGGTATCCGGTTCAGGAATTGCGTCGGTATGGTGTGACCAATTGGACACTGAGCGCCTCTGTGTTTGGGTCAACACTGAGCGCTCCAACAATATCAAGCGTAACGCCAGTTACGGCGACTAGCCCATCAGACACGCAAAGCTATAGCTATGTCGCGACGAATGTCACTGACGACCAGATTGATGAGAGTGTTGCAAGCGCGGTTGTGAGCGCAACAAACCAGCTTTTCGATACGGGTGCTAAAAATACTATTACATTTGGGGACGCGGAGCGACGCAACGTCTATAAACTAAGCGGTGGCCTTTATGGTTATATCGGGCAGACAACGACCACGACGCTTGTGGATGACAATATTGCGGCTGACATTAGCCGCGCGCCTCCTGAAAACCAGACGCCGTTTGCAAGTGATTATCCTCGAACGGTCGCATATTTTGAGCAAAGGAAGTGCTTTGCAGGCACGTCAGGACTAACTCAAACCTTGTGGCTGACAAAGACGGGGACAGAGGCAAACCTAGATTATTCTATTCCTGTGCGATCTGATGATGCTATCTCGATCAAGTTGGCATCTTTGGAAAGTTCGACAATCCGTCACGCGGTTCCTGTTGGTGATCTAATTCTTCTGACGGATAGCGCTGAGTGGAGAATTTTTGCGACGGGCGATTCAGCTTTGACGCCGACAAGTATTGCTGCACGGGTTCAGGGCGGCATCGGAGCTAGCAATGTTCAGCCTGTTATTGTTGGCCGCAATGTCGTTTATGCGGCAGCGCGGGGCGGTCACATGAGAGCGCTTGGATTTGAGTTTGACGCTAACTCCTATGTCTCGGTTGATTTGAGCCTTAGAGCGGCGCACTTGTTTGATTATAAGACGATCAAGGATATGGCTTACGGCAAGGGGCCAGTCCCTATTGTTTGGGCGGTTTCAAGCGATGGGCAATTGCTTGGTGTCACGCTTGTTCCGGAGCAACAGGTTTATGCTTGGCATACACATGCGACAGAAAACGGCGTCATTGAAAGCTGCGCGGTGATTGAGGAAGGCGACGACTCTATTCTCTACTGCGTTATTCAGCGTGAAATTGATGGTGCGTCAGTTCGTTACGTTGAGGCAATGGCTAGTAGGTTCTTCGCTAATGCGGATGATTATATCGGACTAGATAGTTGCATCAGCTATGACGGAGCTTCAACGACAAGCTTCAGCAACCTCGATCATCTTGAAGGTGAAACAGTTTATGCTCTAGTTGATGGAGCGGTGCAGGGGCCGTTTACGGTATCGTCTGGCGCTGTAACAATTAGCGAGGCGGGCGAAAAGGTCCACATTGGCAAACAGATTAAGGCGAGAATGCAGACGCTTCCAATGGTTGCTGAGGTCGAAGCCTATGCGCAAGCTACGGTTAAGAATGTAAATGAAGTCACATTAAGAACGTATCGATCTGGTCGCTTCTTTGCGGGCGAAAGCCTAGATAAACTTTATGAATCCAAGACGCGGACTGTTGAGAGTTTTGGCGAAGCGCCTGCGCTCATTAGCAAAGAGACCGACCTTCGTATCGGAACATCGTGGGCTAAGTCTGGACGAGTTATTGTTCAAACCGTTGACCCGCTTCCTGTGACAGTTTCGGCTATCACGCTTTATTGTCAGTTTGGGGGCTAAGTTATGGCGATTGCATCGACAGCAATGGGCGCTGCCGGAACGGCAAGTAATACAGTTGGCGCATATTATAGTGCGCTAGGTCAAAAGTCGTCTTTGAAGTTCCAAGCCACACTGGCAGAGATAAACGCAAAAGCGGCTGAAAGTGATGCGCGCCTATCCTTGGATCGCGGCGAAAAGATGGAGCAAAAAGCCGCTCTTGATACCGCCGCTTTGAAGAGTGACCAGCGTGTCGCTTATGGCTCAAGCGGGATAGATTTAGGGTCTGACACAGCGGTTCAGGTTTTAACCTCGACAGATGTGCTTGGAGAGATGGATCGCAACCAGATTAAAGCCAATGCATTACGCGAAGCGTGGGGTCATCGCACGCAGGCGGTTAATGACCGCAATAGCGCTCTTATGAGCAGAGCAACGGCTGACGGCATCAGCCCTATGATGAATGCAGCCACAACGTTTCTGACAGGCGCGGGACAAGTTGCACAACAATACTACACAGCCAAAGAGTCTGGTGCGCTCCAAACCAGTAAAGAAAATTGGGCGAAGTATGGAGACAAGGCTAAGTCGTTCTTGTCTGGCTTGAAGGGGTTTTAATCAGTGAGAGTTCCTGCAAGACGTTCATTTGATGTACTACCCGGAGGCGGAAGCGCGGGACGGTTATCTGATCCGGGATCAGACCGTCTCGCAAGCATTCAGGGCCGTGAGCAACAGCAATTTGGGCAAACGCTTCAAGGGCTTGGCGCGGTCTTGGGGCAAGAAGTTGAAAATCAACAATACAAGATCAACCAAGCCCGCGTCCGTGAAACAGCTTTGCAGTTCCGTGCCGACATAGCGGAAGCTGAAAAAGAGTATTTAGAGTTTAAGGGCGCGGAATTGGTGGCGGGCAAACGTCCCGTCATGCGGGGCCTTGAGGAGCGCCTGTCTAAACGCCGCAACGAATTGCTTGAGGGCATATCATCCCCGGCGGCTAAAGAGGCATTTGGCGCGACAGCGGATGATATGTTTGCTGGGTGGTCAGAACGGGCTGGCAAGTATGAGGCGGAGCAGACTGATTTTTATATTGAACAGCAGCGTGATGGCGTTATTCAGGCTAATTTAGAAACAGCGATTAGTCGCCCAGAAGCGCGGGGCGAAAGCCTCTCAAACGCGAACGATGTTTTGCGTGAGAAGTTTGAAGATCAAGGGTTTGATGGTGAGCGGCTGGATCAAAAAGCGCGTGCAGCGATGGGCGAGCTTTTGTCGGGTCAGATTAGTGTCTTGCTGGATGCCGATCGAATTGATGATGCGCAAGAGGTTGTTGACGCAGCGCGGGGTATGGTCTCGGCGGATGTTGCAGAGGCGATGGGCACCTCGGTTAAGAAGAAAGCCTTTACACGCGATGTGAACGCCAAGGCGGCGGATGTCTGGGATGTCGCCGAAGGTGACTATGACACGTCTTTGAAAATGGCGGGCATGATCGAAAACCCTGAAATGCAAGAGGCGGTTAAGTCTCGGCTGAATACGCTAAAAGCGCGCGATACGGCGGCAGAGGCGCAAGCGACGCGAGATGCCACGGTCACGGCGTGGGGAAGTCTTGAGCAGGGTGGTTCGGTGGATGCGCTGCCGCGTGATGTCTGGGAGCAGCTAGGACCGCAAACACGGATACAGATGCGCACATGGGAGGAAGCGCAGGCGAAACGCGATGATCCGAAGCGCGAGACGGATTTGCAAACTTACAATGACGTATACAGCTTTCTTGATACCGGTGATGCCGAAGGTGCTTTGAGCTTCCTGAATGGCAACGCTGATAAGCTTTCAAAGAGTGATTATAAAAGCCTTCGCACCAAGGTTAGTACTGCGATGGATGATGACGGTGCAACGGTTGAGAGTGTGCGCAGCGTAACGCAGGTCATCACAAATGCCTTAGATCGTTCAGGCGTGAACGAAGATAACAAAGGGGGGCTACTTCTGGCCTATGACCATGCGGCGCAGCAGTATCAGCGTGAGCATGGCGAAGAGCCTTCTGATGAGTGGCGTGATAAAACGATTGAGCGCCTTGCGGCTAAAATCAAGGTGACACGCCCTAATTCGTGGTTTAATGACACGACAGGCGGGGCGTTTGAGATTGAAGAGATTGGCGAGGTGCCGGAGCGGCATGTGCAGGCGGTTTTAATGGCGTTTGGAAGCACCGATAAAATTACTACGATTTCCGAAGACAAATTGAATGCATCTTACTCGATGGCGATGGCCTATTTTCGAATAAACGGGATTAATGATCCAAGCGATGAATCGATCACTGAAATGATTATGTCGATGCAGGAGCAGTCCCAGTGACGCCAGATCAAATTATTGAACGGGAAAAACGGCGCAAGACAGGTCAAGGGCAAGAGGGTATCTCGACCCCTGAATCTATTATTGCGCGTGAAAAGTCTCGCCAGGCCAACAGTGCTATGGGCGGGCTTTATGTCGGGCGGGATATTCAGCCCGATCGTGCGAGCAAGGTGATTAGCCTAGCTGACCGCATGAACGCGAAGCCGGACTTTGTTGATACGCATTTGGATGAACTTGAGCAGGGCGAAGAAGAACATAAGCGCAATACGCTATTCAGCGAGCTGCCAAAGCTTGCGAAGCACTTTTCTGATCCGTACCGGGCCGCTGAGAGCAAAGATAGCATCCCAAGTTTTGCAGAGATCGAGCGGGCTTATATCAAGCGGCGCGAGGCATCGCGCGGCAATCCTTGGGTAAACAATCCGGTTGTGAGTATGCCGCGCTCAATGGCGGGCGAGGGCGTTCGCATGTTTGGCGCTGGAGTGCGCGGAATTGGTGAACTATTTGGTGCCTACGATGCCTTTATGAGCAAAGGCGCTAACATGGTGCCGGGGCTACGCGAGGGCTTGGCGGCGATAAATGAGGCCGAGGCTGAATATGCGCCAGGATTGAAAGCCTTCACGCCAGCGAACTATTTACGGACGGCAGGCGGCGGAGTGGCTGAGCTTGGCGAGATTATCGCGCCAGATGAGCAAAGTATCGCCGATCGGGTTGCGGGGGCTTTGGGGCAGATTGTCGGCGCGGTTGGCGTGACCCTAGCGGCGGGTCCGGGGGCGACGACAGGGCTTTTTGCTGGGCAAGGTGCCGATCAACAGGCTCAAGCCTTGCGCCGTGTTGGAATTAGTCCTGATGAAAGACCCCTTGAATTGGCGTCTGGGGCATCTGTCACCGCCCTGTCGGAGTATATGCGTCTTGGCTCGATTATGCGGGCCTTGCCGCGAGAAGCGCGCGAACGTGTGGCGAGTAATGCCTTTGCCCGAATCGTGGGACAGGCGGGCGAAGAGGCGGTGCAGGAATCGGTTGAAGGTGTTCTGCAAAACCTGATCACGACAACATTTGACGAAGAGGCCGGTGTTTTCGACGGAATTATTGAGCAGGCTGGCACAGCGGGAACCGCGGCGGCAATCTTTCAGGCATTAGTTGAGGTTGCTCTGCCAGGGCGGTCACGTGGCCAGCAAGCAAAGAAGGCTGCGCAAGAGTTGCAAGATATTCGCGATATAATCGAACAATCTCCGGTGTTTCAGCGCTCGCGTGAGGCGGTTGAGGCGTTTCTGAATGAGGCCGGTGAGGGCGAGCAGGTCATCCTGCATGGCGAGGATCTGGTCGAGCTTTATCAGTCTAACCCGCAAGAGTTCATGCAGCGCATGGATGAGGTTGGCTTAAGCGAGGCTGATGTCGAGCGGGCCATGAACGGAGAAGATATTGAGGCCGAGGCGGCTAAAATCCTATCCGTCCAGGAAGGCTTTGAGGATTGGGTCAAGATCGTCAAGCGCGCGCCGGAAATTCCTTCATTGCGTGAAATGGAGCGAGAGGTTGAGGCATCAGATGCGGTAAATGCCGTTGATTTCCGAGATGCTTTTGAGCGGTTTCAGGAACAGGATTTGGCGCTTGAGGGTTTCGAGCGTGTGCAATCTGCTGTGACAGAGCAGTTGCTGGGTGCGGGGCGTGGGCAGGGCGAGGCAGAGGCCGCAGGTATCGTGTGGGGCGCATTTTTTCGCCAGCTTGCAGAGGCGGGTGTTGATGAGGGGGCTGTGTTTGAGCGCCTTGGTTTGCAGGTCAATCCTAAGCCTGCCCAACGCCTGCCAAAGCCACAAGAACCCCAGACGCTGCATTCTTTTGTGCGCGGGCTTGGTGGTATTCGAGAGAGTTTTGGCGAAGATGGTGCAGGTCAAATGCGGGGCGAGGTCGATGCGCGTCTCGGTGAGCGGGTGCCAGGCCTGATCAATAATGCCTCTGGGGTGACGCTGGATGAGATTTTCAAGGCCGCGACTGAAGAGGGCGGCTATGAGATCCGCGATGAGCAGGAATTGCTTGATCTGATTGAGCGGGACTTATCCGGCGAGCGGGTTTATCCTGTTGGGGAGGGCGAGGTCTATGCGGCTGAGCTTGATGCTTATGACGCGCAGTTTGAGCGCCCTGAAGGCGAGGTCATGGATCAAGCCGCTGAAGCTGGCTACGAAGGCTCAGACCGAGGCGAAGCCGCTGAATGGCTCCGTGCCAAGGCCAAAGGCCTAGACATGTCGAAAGAGGCTCGTATGGCACGGGCGGCTGAGATGGGTTTTGATACTGAGACGGTGCTGTATCATGGGACAAATGCGGAGTTTGATGCGTTTTCACTGCCGGGAAGTGTAACGCAACGAATGACGGGCGGGGATGCTATTTACTTGGCTATAAAGCCAAAAACAGCAAATGATTTTGCAAAAGTTCGGGACGGTTCGCGGGTAATGGGGCTTTACGTTCGCGGCAATTTTTGGGATTTCAATAATCAAGATCATGTAGATAAGTTATTTAACGCCATGATGAGTGAGGATGGCATGTTACCATCTTCCCTTATGGGTCCGGCAAGCATAAAATCTTCTCTATCTGAGGGCGATTACGGGCTGCTTGAGAGTGATGCCGTTTATGGCTGGATGAAAAGAAATGGTTTTGATGGCGTCAAGGCTGTGGAATATTCTGGTGAGCAGACTATTGCTATTTTCGACCCCTCCAACATCCGCTCTATCCACGCAGCCTTTGATCCTGACTTTAGCGATAGTGCGAACCTGTTGGCGCAATCGGCAGTAGACCTACAGATGCCAAAGGCACGCCCTGAAGGCACGGGACCGGGTGGCCGGGTGCTAAACGGCGATATTGGTCGAATGCTCACTGAGCGCCACATGGAGCGCTATGGTCGGCAACTTGATCCGAACAATGATGATGACTATGCGACGATGCTGGAGAGCTTGCTCGAAGATTACCGCGAGCAAATGGAGCAGCCTGACAACGGCGAAGGCTGGTACACGGATGACATCAACACAGCGGTTGAGCTGACAAGTCAGATTTACCCAGAGATGTCTGATCAGGTTTTCCGTGATCTGTTCCTAACTGTGACGGCGCTGCTTTCTCCGCAGCAGAAGCCAATCGCTAACTGGGAGAATGCTGTTCTGGCGATGCGGTCTTGGTCCGCCGAGGGAAGGATTGAGCTGCGTAAACCGACTGGCAAGCAATATGGTGTCAATTCTCACACGACTGGGCTGCAATTGCTTCAGCACTTGATCGACACTATGGGCGTCGAAGAAGCGCTGCTCTGGTTGCGCACACCACAGTCTGGGCGGGATATGGCTGAAATACGCAAGGCGTCCGGGCTGTTTGTCGAGAAGCCACGGCTTAGCATGTACACGCCAAGCGAGCTGAACCTGAAAGACGAGGAGGCTGGCATCTACATGTTTGGCCCCAAGGTTGGGGACTTTATGCAGAATAGCGTTGGCATTGATCAATCCGCAGTGACGGTCGATCTCTGGATGGCGCGCACCTACAATCGTTATATTGGGCGACTAATGGATGTTCCGCCGAAGCAGGCAGAGAAGGGCGAGATCGCATCAGACGTGAGGGGGCGGGCCGAACGCGCCACTATCAAGCGCCTTGTAACAGACGCCGCGAATGAGGCTGGAATTGAGCCTAGTGCAATGCAGGCCGCATTGTGGTACTTTGAACAAAGACTTTATCGCAATCTGGGCGTGTCTGCTGAAAGCACCAACTTTTCTGGTGCTGCTGGTGTGGCGCTCAAGAAACGAGGCATTGATGGACAAGCAACAGAAAGCCAACGCGGAACTGCAAGTGCAGATGCTCCGAAAGGCGTACGCGAACAGGACGGAAGCGGACCCGAACGCGCCGGAGACGGAAGCGGACGAGATCAGGGCGGAAGCCTTGCGCCGCTTGAGGGTGCGCCAAGGAATTTACAGGGGCCAATCGCGGAGCTTGTCTCCGCCGCAGAGCAATACGCCAGCGACAACGGCATCCCCCTCAAGCGACAAGCCGAATACGTCGATGTAGACCCGGAGCGGGCGGCGCGTATCGCGCAGGCCTACGAAGACATGCCGCACGCGCCGAACGATCCTGCGGTGCAAGAGGCCTACGCAAATCTCATTCGCCAAACGCGCGCGCAGTACGATGCTCTTATCGAAGCGGGCTACGTCTTCACGTTTTTTGACGGCGCATCCGACCCCTACGCAGGCAACCCATCAGCCGCCATGCGCGATCTGCGCAACAACAAACGAATGGCGGTCTATGGCACATATGACGGCTACGGAACCGAGGGTGTCACGGCTGTCGCTTTGGCCGACAACCCGATGCTCGCCGACACGGGTTTGCAATGGCCAGATCAGGATGGCGTTATGCGGCCAGTCGTCGCCAACGACCTGTTCCGCGCCGTGCATGATGCCTTTGGACACGGCCTAGAGGGCGCATCTTTCCGCGCGCGCGGCGAAGAAAATGCATGGCAGGCGCACGTCCGATTGTTCACAGGCTCCGCCATTAAGGCGATGACGTCTGAGACGCGCGGCCAGAATAGCTGGCTGAACTTTGGCCCTTATGGCGAGACTAACCGCACGGCGAAAGTGGAAGACACGGTTTTTGCTGAGCAAAAGACTGGCCTCATGCCTGAGTGGACATGGGCGGAAGGGCGCGTAGGGGATTATCAGGAGGGCGGACGCGAACAGGCCGGAGACGGAGGAGGATCTGGAGCTTCTGGAGATGGGCGAGCTGTTTCTGAAAGTGATGTCAGCCTAACACGGATCGAGCCGCAACAGCGCGAGCTGTTATTCCAGCGTCAGGGCAAAAAACCGCGCGGTTCGGTTCTCATTCCAGGCAAAGGTGTGCTTTCTGATCCTAATGTCATTGTTCGGTTAAACAATGCCAAAGACAAATCCACCTTTATGCACGAAAGCGCTCACATCTTCCTGGAGCTGTATGCCGCGCTTGAGGGCGAGAGTGAGGTGATTGCGGAACGTATGGCCGCTATTCGCAAGTGGCTCAAGGTTGAGCCGGGAGCAAAGCTAACCGTTGCGCAGCATGAGAAGTTTGCAGAAAGCTTTGAGGCATATTTGCGCGAAGGCGTCGCACCAAGCGCTGAGCTTAGACCGGCGTTCGATAGTTTCCGCCAGTGGATTACGGATGTCTACCGCCGTTTAAGGGGCCAGTTGCGCAGCCTAGAGCCGGAAGCGCGCGACATCTTTGATCGGATGCTTGCGACTGAGGCCGAAATTGACATGGCGCAAGGTCAGTATGTCGGCACGCTTTCGAAGGTTATGCAGAGTATCATGTCGCCAGAACAGGTTGAAAAGTATGCGAAACACGCCCGCAAGGCCGGGGCTGTTGCTCGTGACAAGCTGTTTAAAAAGCATATGGCGGAAGTGAAGCGCCGCGAGAAAAAGGCTTATAAGGAAGAAGCTGAGCGCGTCGAGGACATGGTGCGTGCGCAGATGGCAGAATGGCCAGAATATAAGGCCCTAGCTGCGTTTGGTGAGGGTGGCCGCTCACTGGATGCCGCACACTCGCCAGCCGGTACGAAGCTGAACACGTCGGAGAATGGTGAACATCCTGATATGGTTGCGGCAGAGATGGGTTTTGCGTCGGCAGATGAGATGTTTAAGGCGGTGGCGAAAGTGCCGAAGCCGGAAGTTATGGTGCGTGAGACCGTGAAGAAGATCATGGGCGATAAATACGGCGACATGCTTCGCGATGGCACGATTGAGGCTGAAGCAATAGAAGCGGTGTTCAATGAGCCGACCATTCGGATGATGGAAGCCGAGCGCAATGCATTGGCTGAAAAGGCTGCTAAGCAGGCTATTCCATTGGTGGCTATTCGCCGGGAAGCCGAACGCCGGATCAATGATCTGCCGATCGATAAGGTCATTAAGCCCGGCACATATGCGATAACGGCGCGTAATCTCCACAAGAAGGCGCTACGGGCGGCAGCACGCGGCAAGTGGGATGATGCCTTGCGCTATACGCATCAAGCCATGTTGCAGCATGAGATGGCGCGCCGGGCGTTTAAGGCGCGTGAAGAGATTGAGAAGGCTAATCGCTTCCTTGCCAAGTTTGCGGCGCATCGAAAGCTTGACCCGAAGAAGATCGCGCCTGCCTATATCACGAAAATACGCGAGCTGATGAGCCTGCCAGGGGCGCAGAATGCAGGCGATGTTATCAAGGCTCTGAATGAGTTTGCAGATGCACAGTCCGGTGAGGGCTATTCTGTTGTGCTGCCGAGCGCAGTTGTTGCGGGCAATGACCTGCCGCTTCGTCGGCGCATGACCTTGGAGCAATTCAGAGAGTTTCGCGATGCGGTGAAAAACCTGAGCAAGCTGGGGCGTCAGCAAAGCGAAGAAGCCATGCAAGCCTTCCGTGCTGAGGCGCAAGAGCTGGCTGATGAGATTACGCAAAACTATACGGGCAAGGAAAAGCGCGAAACGCGCAATCCATCACTGTTAGAGAATTTTACAAGCACGTTGCGCAATTTTGATGCCTTGTTTATGCGCTGGCCATTCCTGATCGAGGCGCTGCAAGGCGGCAAGGTTGGCAAGATTATAGAGGCATTTGAAACACCGCTCCGCCAGGCGCTACAGGATCGCAACGCGCGCCGCGAGGACATGACGGATCGTCTGAAGGACATTCTGAAAAAGCACAAAATCACGCAAGGCGAATTGAACAGGCGCGTTAATGCGCCGGTGATTGAAGATGGCAATGTTCGCTTTAGCCAAGTCTTGTCGGTTGCGCTGAATATGGGGACCGATCAAAACCGTGACCGTTTGGTCTCTGATCCGTCGATGAATGGCGATATGGCGGCGATTGAAGCGATGTTGGCAGAACATCTTGAGCAGCGTCACTGGGATGCAGCGCAAGACATTTGGGACTTGCTAAACACGATGTGGGCAGATGCGTCTGCGGTCGAATATCGTGAAACGGGGGTTTCACCTAAAAAAGTCGAGGCGTCATCTGTTCAGACGAAGTTCGGGACATATCGCGGCGGCTATTATCCGTTGAAATATGATCGCGGATTTATGCGCAATACCGACCTTGAGCGCCAGGACGTGATTGAAGAATGGAAGCAGGGCGTCAATGGTATGGCAACGCGGGCCTCGACCAATCGCGGGTTTTTGAAAGAGCGCCAACAGAATGTAGAACGCCCTTTGCGTCTCGATCTGACTGTAATTCTTGAGCATATTGATCAGGTCACGAATGACATTTACATGCGCGAGCCTGCGTCTCGTGTGTCTCGCCTGTTGCAGCGATCCTCTATCCGAGAGGCCATCACGCGCACGCAAGGTAAAGAGTATCTGAAACCATTAGAGGAAATTTTGAAACGCTCTGTTGTCGGCACACGGCGCGCTGACAATGCGTTTGAGAACCTGATCCGAACGGGACGGGTGAATGCCTCGGTGGCTTTGCTTGGTTTGAACGTAACAACGGCCATTCTTGCGCCAATCTCTTACTTCCAGACGGTTATTCCGCGTTATGGATTTGCGCCGGTCGCGCGTGGAATTGCTGCGTATTATGGGCTTGGCCCGTTCAGCATGATCAAGGCATCGAAGGCGATTAACGAAAAGTCGGTTTTCATGCGTGAGCGTGAGAACACGATTAACCGCGAGGCGCATGAGCGGATTAGGAAAAGCGCGGTGCAGAGCCGGTTCGGCAAGATTCAGGGCGCTGGTTATTGGCTCATGGCCTTTATTGAGAAGCACAGTGTTTCTGGGCCGCTCTGGATGGGGATTTATAACCAGGCGCTTGATCAGGGTAAAAGCGAGCGCGAGGCGATCCTTGAGGCTGATCGGGCGGTTGCGACCACGCAAGGCTCTGGATTGGAGCTTGATCAGTCTGTTTTGCAGGGTGGGCCGGAGATGGAGCGACTGTTGACCTTCATGTGGGGCTATGTCTCGAACATGTACGGTATCGCTCGAAATGACATCACAAAGGCGCAAAACTTTAATCGCGTGTTTCAGGTGTTTAAGCATTTCATTTTATTGAATGTCGCAGCGTCCATGGTTGAGGCATTAATCCGAGACGGGTTCGGAGACGAAGAAGATCCATACTGGCAGAACACACTGATGCTGATGCAGCGCAACGTCATAGGCATGGTTCCTGGTTTGTCGCCATTCTTTAGCAAATATGACAGTGGCCCCTCGTCATTGCAGGCCGGGTCAGATTTGTCACAGGCGGCTGAGCGCTTCTTTTCTGCTGGCCATGATTACTTTGCAGAGGGCGAGCTGGATGCAGAGGCGGTTCGGTCGGGCGTGCGCGCGGCGGGGACTGGGCTAGGTCTTTTGTTTGGCATTCCTGGAACCTTGCAGATCGCTCGAATTGAAAAAACGCTTGCGGAAGATGATGATCCTACGCTTTATGAGGCTCTTATTACTGGACCGGATGACGATAACTGATGTCTAAGCGCGAGATTCGTATTTGGATTGTTTTGTTTTTTATCCTGTTCGCAGCGTCAGTTGCGTATCTTGGCCTAAAGGCTGATCAGATTGAATCTGAACTAAGTTCAATCGACTTTTCACTAAGCGGCATTTCCGCGCCCTCTACACCAACGGGAATCTAAAACATGACAATAGCCACGCAGAGCGCGCTGGCCGGACCTTTCACGGGTAACGGCTCAACGACTGTATTTTCCTTTTCGTTTAAATGTTTTTCTCAGGCGGATTTGCAAGTTATCCGTGAGGAGTCTGATGTTCAAACTGTTCTGACGATTACAACGAATTACACAGTCACTTTAAACGCGGACCAAGAGGCAAGTCCGGGCGGTAATGTGACAATGGTTACAGCGCCAACGGCGACACAAACCGTCTTTATTGTTTCTGACGTTGACTACACGCAAGAGGCTGCATTCACAAATGCGGGCGGCTTTTATCCAACTGTGTTGAATGACGCGCGGGACCGGACAACGCTGCAAATACAGCAGTTGAATGACAAGATCGCCCGTGCGGCACTTCTGCCTGTTGGCGATACTCCCACGGCGGGGCTTTTGGACGCCATTGAGGCGGTCAATCCGGTTATAGGCGACATATCAACCGTTGCGGGCATTAGTGATAGTGTAGAAGCCGTTGCTGATATTGATA